CCGCCTGCGTTGATTGAAATACACCGGCACGATCAACGTGATCCCAACACATCGACGCCGACCCTGCAAGTTCGTGCAGGATGCGCGACAGGTGATAGGGGTCTGGGTTGTTCGTCACCGGCCCCTGCTTCGGCTCGCGGCGGGGTGGGTGGGTGTAGAGTTTGTCCCCGCGCTTCACGTGCGTTGCTGACGCATCGATCAGGCAACCAAGCGCTGGCACACCGTTGTAGCTGCCCATTACCTTCACCGTCGCCACCGGCTCCTGCTCCGGCTGCTCCAGCGCGGCCTCCAACGCCCGCTCCGCGTCGCAGGGCTGTTTGCAACCAATCTCGCGGCGGTATCCGCGCAGGGACGCCAGCGCCTGCTGGGCGGCGGTTCTCAGGTCACTCATGGTTGTCCTCCGGTTCAATGGGCACCTCCACCAGCGGCTTGCCGCAGTAGCAGCAGTGCGTCATGCGGTTGTCGGTTGGGGTGCCGTCGTTCAGTTGGAAATAGCGATGCCTGCCGCACGACGCGGCCCACTTGTCGGACTCCTCGTCTCCGTCCTGATACCAGTGGCATTCGTTGGGCTGCTCCAGCGCGGCGCTGAGGGCTGTGATGGCTTGCTCCATCGGGCCTTCATAGTCGGCCAAGACAAAGCCGTATTTGTTGATGTACTCCCACGCCTCCAGCGCCTGACGCGCAGCGTCTCTCAGGTCACTCATTGCTTCACCTCCACCCGCGACGGGCACCTTTGATCCTCGACCACCCAGGGGTTGCCGGCGCAGCGGGCAAGGTCTTGGGCGCGGTAGGGGTTCATTGCGGCCCCCGCACATCTGCCCAGTGCGTCACGCCATCGACGATGCCGCCCGTGGCTGCGTCAAACCACGCGCCGGCTTCGTCGTCCCACCAGCCCGAGAACCACTCCCGGGTGTCGCGCCAGCACAGCACGCTGATGTCCGCGTCGGGCTTGTTGGCCGCGGGGGTCCAGGTCAGGGTTTCGGTCATTGCTGCGCCTCCCAGGCCTGGATGAAGTCGATCAGCTCGGCCATCTCGGCCTTGCTCAGCCGGCTGGTGCGCTGGAACACCACATCCACACCGTGGCCGTCCAGGGCGGGCACCACCACCAGCTGCTCGCCGCGGGTGCGCATCCACGCGGCCGTGAGCAGGCGCTTCCAGACCTCGGCCTCCCATTTCCTGCCGGCCCACTCGCGCCGGCTGGCGATGTCAGCCAGCGTGGCGTGCAGCAGCGCGTTCTGGCTGTTGTTGCGCCGCTCCTCTTCAACAGACAGCGTGATGCGCTGGCCCTGCAGCAAGCGGGGCTTGAGCCAGCCCCACAGGCGCTGCAGCGTGACGTGGGCTTCCTGCGGGTTGTGCAGGGTGGTGGTGTGGGTCATTGCTGGCCCCTGGCTGCCAGCATCGCGTCAGCCAATTCGTAGGCTTTGCTTGCAACCGACGACAGACCGTAAGGGATTCCCCAGTCTTCGCCCATAGCGTGCTTCATGCAATGTGTGACCATGCGGTACTCCGCAAGTGCCAGCGGCATCGCCTGAGCCGCAAAGTAGTCGCGCAGGGTCATGCCTTCGGCAACTTGCTCAATGTGCCCGTTGACGTAGTGCTTCAACAACGGGAATGCCGGTCCGCTTGTGTCAGTCATGCAAACACCCTCCACAGCACATACAGACTCAAGCCACCCAGCGACACCGCGCCGATGGCGGAGAGCACCCACACGACGCGGAAGAACCACGTTAAACCTTGGCCTTCGTACTTCATATTGGATTGGCGGGTCATTTCATTTTCCTTTCCCCAGCAATATGCCTGCGATAAAGCACAGCGCTAAGAAGATGAGATACAGCGGGTCCATTACATGCTCCTCCCAATCTCAGCCGCCTTCGCAGCGGCCTCCAGCAGTTCGCGGTCAGTCATGCCAGTGCCTTGATGGTTTCGTTCAGCGCGTCGAGCTCATCCAGCTTGCGCACCGCCCAGGCCCGCTTCTGGCCGTGCCAGCCCATCACGGGGCCGCGGTGGCAGCTCTCGCACAGGGCCACCGCGGTGAACTGCAGGCCCTGCTTGATGTGGTGCGCCTCGCTCGGTGGCGGGGCCTGGCACACGCTGCACGCCAAGGCTTTCACGCGCGCCAGGTGGGCGCGCTCGCGCGGGTTGATGCGGTTGTGCATGTCAGGTCAGAAAGGGACGTCCTCATCCTCGGGCGCGGCTTGGCGGGCCGGGGCGCGGGCCTGCCACGCCTCATCCTTCTGCCGCGCCGGCTTGGTGTCCTGCGGCTGGCTCTTCTTGGCCTCGCGGATCACGGCGGCCTGGAACTCATCTGAGCCCCAAGCGTGGCGCCAGTAGGTGCCGTCGTCCTTCTTCTGGGCGGGCCAGGAGATGAACTCACCCTTCTCGCCGCTCTTGATGCGGCAGCCCTTGATGGACAGGAACTCGGGCTTGTCGCCGTTGGCCAGGCCGACGTTGAACTGGTCGCCAAACCACTTGGTGGTGATCTTCATGCTGCTTCTTTCTCTGGTTGGTTGGCCTTGATCAAGGCACGGAGCTTGGATTCGGTCTTGAGCAGCGACCACACAAACACGCGCTGCTCGTTGCTCTCAAAGGTGGCGGGGTCGTACCAGATGCGGATGGCATCCAGGTCGCGCTCGTTGCGGTGGCAATCGATCATGTGCAACGCCACCTCGGTCATCTCGTTGCGCTCCTGCTCCTGCAGGGCGTCAGCGGCGCCGTCGGTGGCGCTGATCACGCCCGCGTTGATGGGCTTGACCTCGGCTTTGTTGCCCTTGGCGTCGTCATCACGCTTGCGCCACTCCTTGGCGGCTTCGGCCACGTACTTGCTGTCGTCCCAGCGGCCGCTGAAGATGTCACCGGCAAAGCCCAGGTAGCTGGCGCACTTGACCAGCGCGTCAGTCACGCTCTTCTTGGGCGCGTCCTCGTCCAGCATGAAGCTGCCCTTGCTGGTGGTGTAGCTGGCCTTGGTCTGGCCGATCTGTTCCAGCTCGCCGCGCACGCCGTCCAGCACGTACCAGAAGCGCACCGATGCAACGTGCAAGCTGTCGGTCTCGCTGAAGCGCTCAAAACGCTCGTTCAAGATGGTGAAGCCCCAGCCGATGCCGCAGGGTCCGAACTCGTCGGTCAGGCGCTCGACGATCCAGTACGGCTTGGGACTGTTGCCCCGGTACTGCTTGCCGGTGATCTCCTTGACGGCGCGCGGGTCGGTGACATAGGCGCGCTGCCACAGGGCTTTGTTGCTCATCGTGGTCTCCTCAAAAAGGCAGGTTCTTGAACGCGCAGCCGTAGGCGATGCGCAGCGAATAGCGTCGGGTGTTGCCGCCGAGTCGGTACAGGCGATAGACGCCGAGGAATTCCTGCAGCCTTGTCACAGCAGCACCCCCAGGCAAACGACCACCAGCGCGGCAAGGATCACGGCAAGGAACGCCTGGCCCAGCAGGCGAAACGTGCCCCCGTCGTCGTCTGGACGCTCGCAGGCATGCGGCGTTGGGCACTTGGCGCGGCCCTGGTGGCAGGGCCCGTGGCACTCCCAGCCTTCTGGCTTGATGTTGACTGCCATCACGCGCTCCACCAGTGCACCAGCGCCAGGGCCAGGCCCAGTCCGATGGCGCAGGCCAGCAGCACGCTGCCCACGGCGTCCATGCGCCGGCTGGTGCGCTCCAACGAATACGCCCACTGGCGGTCTTGCGGGAACGCTTCCTGCAGCGTCCTCGGGAACTTGCGCGTGGTGGTGTTCATGCGGCCTCCAGCAGGTCGGAGTACTCGGCGCGCAGCAGGTTGAGCAGCTTGTCGTCGCTGGTCTGGCTGAGCATGAACGACAGGGCGTCCATCCACTGCGTCTCGCTCAGGTCCAGCTCGAGCTCAACGCTGCGCTGGCGGCCCAGGTGCGGGCCACTGGCGCAGATGCGGGCCTCGTCGGCGTGAATGCGCAGGAAGCTCATGCGGCCTCCGCTGCGAGTTCGGCGGCGTACTCGCGGGCGGCCTGCACATTGCTGGCGCGGATGGTGGGCACGCGGGCCTCGATCTGGTCGCGGCAGGCTTTGGTCATGCGGTCGCGCAGTTCGTCGCGCGCAGCCAAGCACTGGTGCTGGGTGCCGCTCATCATCAGCGCCCACAACTGGTCGAGCGTGGCGTCGAAGACGTCGATCTGATCGGGTGTGTGCGCCCAGGCCCACTCGCGGATGTCGGTGGTGCTCAGCTCGGGCTGCTTGAGGTTCTGGTTGAGCCAGTCAGAAGTGGCCCAGGTGTCGATCAGAAATTCGTCTGTGGCCTCAGACAATTCCGACTGCGTCGGCTCGTCGTCGTGCTCCGGCGGGGCCATGTGGTCCCAGATTGACTGGGCGGATCTGAAGGCTGCGTCCATCTGTCTCTCCTGGCGCCACAACCGTGCAGCGCATGGAGAGAACTCTATCACAACTGTGGGTAGGACAAACAACAGATGTGGTACGCGCGGTCAATTTTTTTTGTAGGTGTTTTCCCTCGTTAGGCGTTTACACGCTGGACATTGATTTCAATAGTTGATGACACTCAAAAAAAAGGTAACCACAGGGGGAAATAGTGGCCCGTTTATTGCGAGAGAGAGAGAGAGAGAGAGAGAGAGAGATAGAGATAGAGATAGAGAGCGTTGCTGAGCTGGTAAGTCCCGCCAACTACGCGCAAGCGGCCGCCGCCGCACGGCGCGCCGCAAACTTTGGGATCAAGGTGCTGGTGTTTTCCGACCCGGCCCTGATGGCGCGCTGGCAGGCGCTTCGAGCACAGCCAGAATCGCAGCAGAGGCGGCGGCGAAGGCCTGAGCGCGCTTGATGCGCTGCTCGGCTGGGATCATGTCGTAGAGCTGGCCCAGCTCAAGCGCCCCAGGCGTCAGGCCGCTGGGTAACAGCACTGGCTTGGCAATCAACATCTCGCCCGTGCCGTTCGCCAGCCAAGCGTAGGACACGCCCAGCGCTTCGGCCAACGCTGGCAGGCTGCCTTTGGCCTGGCGCATGCCGGCTTCGATGTTGCCGACCGCGCCCGTGGTCAACCCTGCGGCAATGGCCAGGTGCGCCTGCGTCCATTGACGCTGGGTGCGCGCGTGCTTCAGTCGCTGCGAGACGGTTTCCACAGCCTTTAGGCTAGCGACACACTTGTTGTTGCTTGCTACCACAGTTGTGATAGAGTCTCCCGCATGGAGATTCTTCAGACCGCAATCACCGCCGAGGGCGGCGTCAGCAAGCTGGCGCGCGCCATCGGCACGAACCCCAACGTCATCAGTAACTGGCATGTGCGCGGTGTCCCCAAAGGATGGCTGCGTTTGCTTGAACTGAAGTACGGGCGGACCCGCGTCAAGCGCCGCACCGAGCCTCTGCAAGAAGCGGCCTGATGATTCCCCAGGTTTCCCCCCTGAGCGCTGGTGCGCTCTTGCCCCCGGCGGCGGTGCTGTCGGGGGTCTTTTTGTTGGTGCTGCATGGCTGAACAGCGCGACACCGAGCTGCGCGGCCAGATCCCGCGGTCGCTGCTGGTGCGCATTGACGCGCTGGCCATCGTGGATGGTGTCGGCACCCGCATGGACTGGGTGATCAGGGTTTTGGAGGCCGAGGCAGAGCGTCGAGTGCATGCCGCAACTTTGCTCCTGCGCATGGTGAACGGCAATCCGAACGACTCGGCGCCTGCCGGCGGGAGCAACGACTGATGCCAAGCACCGCCGTTGCGCAAACGCAACCCGTCCAGCAGCTCCCGCTGTTTGACCTGCCGCAGGCCCGGCGCAGTGACCCTGTGACCAGCCACCAGGCCGCCGCCAGCGCCAGGGAGCTGCAGGCGCAGCACCACCGCGTTCTCGTGGCCTGTCTCAAGCGCTTTGGCCCGCTGGGAAAGGACGGCATCGCCGCGCGCACCGGCCTGACGGGCGTGGCCGTGGCCCGCCGCACCGCCGAGCTGCAGCGCGCCGGCCTCATTCAACCCACCGGCAAGACCGTGCTCAGCACCGCAGGCCGACCAGAACGCGAGTGGAGGGCCGCCTGACATGGCACGAATTCGCACGATAAAACCCGATTTTTTTACTTCCGAGGACATCGTTTTACTGTCTCCGCTGGCGCGCTTGTTTTACATCGCACTTTGGTGCGAGGCCGACAAGGAAGGACGTTTTGCTTGGAAGCCAAAAACCTTTAAGCTGCGTTATCTGCCGGGTGATAACTGCGACATCGAGGCGCTTGCAGATGAGCTGCTGAACGCGCGTTTGGTCATGCTGTACGAGGGAGCAACCCTCGCCTACATCCCGAGCTTCGGCAAGCATCAGCACATCAATCCCCGCGAATCGGCCAGCGTTTTACCGGACCCGAATACAGCACCAAAACGCACGCGTGCCCCACGCGTGGCCGACGCGTCACCACGCGTAGAGGACGCGCAGGGAGGAAGGGAAGGGAAGGGAAGTATTAACCCCTTACCCCTTTCGGGGGGCGGGGCGACCGATCCGCCTGCCGATCCGCCTGCCGATCCGCCCGCCAAGGTCCACGAGTTCCCGCCCGGCTTCGACCGCTTCTGGCAGGCCTACCCCCGCAAGACCGCCAAGCCGCAGGCCGCCAAGGCCTTTGCCCGGCTGCGCCCTGACGAGCCGCTGTTGCTGCGCATGCTGGCCGCCTTGGCCCTGCAGCGCCAGAGCGCCCAGTGGCAGCGCGACGCCGGCCAGTTCATCCCTCACCCCAGCACCTGGCTCAACGGCCGGCGCTGGGAGGACGAGGGCAGCCAGACCGATGACGCTTTTGCGGGGGCGGTATGAGGGGACTCGACACCTTGGTGGCCTTGCGGAGCAAAGGCGTCAGGCCCGCCGCCGTGGCCATCCACGTGGCCCAGGTGGCACCTTGCCAAGCCGGGGACGCCCTGGAGATCGTGGTGGCCCCTGATGAGCCCATTGACCGGCTGGACCTGCGGGCCTTGGTGGGCCTGGACGTCATCGTCGCGGCCGAGCAAGAGGACGGCCACCAGCGCACGGTGCGCGCCCTGTGCATGGCCGCCGTCACCGCGGGTGCAAGCCGGGTGCTGGGCGGCGAATGGAAGCGCTCCTCTGGGGCGCCTTGGGTTGAGGTTTTCCGCCACGGAGTCCCATGCAACTGATCCCCGACACCATCGACTGGGCCAGCTACGCCAAGGCCACCGAGGCCCGCGTCAAGGTCAAGGCCGCCAGCGTCTTCACCGACGAGCTGCTGGCCGAGTTCACCCCGCGTGACCCCAAGCACAAGGCCCCGGAGATGTTCTCCACCAAGCTGCGCGGGCGCATCGAGTTCCGCCCTGCCGAGCTGACGGCCTGGGCGGGCTACAACGGCCACCGCAAGAGCATGTTCACCGGGCAGGTGGCGCTGGACCTGATGACCTCGGGCTACCGCACGCTGCTGATGTCGTTCGAGATGGCGCCCGCCCGCTCCTTGGCCCGCATGGCCCGCCAGGCGCTGGGGCTGCCCAAGCCCGCGGGCGTGTCGCTGCAGGCCTTCAGCCGCTGGACGGACGGCCGGCTGTGGATGTTCGACCACGTGGGCCGCATCAACACCGAGGTGTGCCTGGCGGTGCTGCGCTACTTCGCCGAGGAGTTGAAGGGCCAGCAGGTGTTCGTCGACAGCATGATGATGGTCTGCGGCTCCGAGGAGAGCATGGACGAACAGAAGCAGTTCGTCACCGACTTGGTGCGCACCGCCCAGGAGACGGGGCTGCACATCCACCTCGTCACGCACTGCCGCAAGCCGCAGAGCGGCGAGGGCACCCCGCCCAGCAAGTACGACCTGCGCGGCAGTGCAGCGATCTCCGACCAGGCGCACAACGTGGTCACGGTCTGGAGCAACAAGGACAAGCACCTGGCGCTGCAGAAGGACCCCAGCGACGCCGTGGCCCTGGCCAAGCCCGACGCCCGGGTGGCGGTGGAAAAGCAGCGCAATGGCGAGTGGGAGGGCGCGGTGGCGCTGTGGTGGGACGCCGCCTCGCTGCGCTTTTGCGATGACCGCATGAGCGCGGTCGAACCCTACCGGCTGGCCGCATGACCGAGAAGTTGACCGCCCGCCAGCAGGCCATCCTGGCGTACATCCGCGTCCACCAGCCCGTGAGCAACGCGCAGGTGGCCGAGCACTTTGACATCAGCGGCAACACCGCCGGGGTGCACCTGATGGCGCTGAGCCATGCGGGGGTGGCGTGGGCCACCAGCTCGGGCCGCTGGGCGCGCTGGAAGACCGACAAGCCCTTTGCCGAGCCCAAGACCCCGCCGCGCGTGGCGCCGGTGAGCATCGAGCAGGTCTCGTCCATC